TCGGATGCGTCGCCGCCCGACCGCCATTGATTTGCGGCGCTTTCGTTCAGGATGGCCTCGCCTTTGTGAGTGTTGACGAGTGTATTGTCCCTGGGGATGAAATCGAGGCCGGTCTCGGCAGAGAAGATTTTTTGGCGGGGAATGGCCCCGAAAAGTTCGTTAAGGGACGCCCCGATTCCTTCGCCGCCGGAAATGCCATCAATGCCGATATCGAGGGAGCCGGCGGCGCCTATCCCCGAGGATGCACCACCTGCCGCCTTAGACATGACCCCTTTTATCATTTGACTAGCGATTAGCCTTAATAGTGGCGTTGCCGAATAACCTGCCGACTCCATCGCGACAACCTGAGCGGCTAATGTCTCCTGCGACAACGATCCTAAAGATGCCTCCGCAGCGATAGCGCCGGCAAGTTCCGGTGATTCTGCCATTGCCGCCGACGCATATGTGCTCATTGCGCTCGTTGGAAGATACGCTGCCAGCCCTTGCACCGACAGTCCCGCATAAGTTGTCCCCGACATTGCCGCCGCTGCCGTCTCCATTGCTGCTACATCAGCCGCCGACATCACACCCATACTCATGCCGCCAGTATAAGCCGCGGCCAGCATTGCAATAGGGTACATCAGATTAGCCCAGGGAGCGCCGGTGGCCTGATTGGGAGTTGAGTTATCGTATCCGCTCAAAAACCGGATAGCTCCCATGTCCTTGTCATACGCATACATATTGTAATAATCACCATAAGCGCCGCCGGGCATAGACCGGGTATCGCCGATGCCCATGTTGGCCGAATAGTCAACTCTTAGAGTGGTGGACGGGGAATTATATGATTTCAATAGAGATAGTACCTGGTCTGTAGTTTTATTCCACAACCCGGTCGGTACGGTCCCCCATGCATCGTACCACCCCGTTCGTCCCTCATCGTAAGGATTTGATCCGTAGGCCATAACAGGAGTGTGTGTCGCTATTGCATCCTCGACCCATACTCTCTGCCCGCCCCAGTCTGATATGTTTCCTGAGTCATCAAATCGCGGCTGCGACGTTTCGTAATGTCCGGTCGGCCCCCCCTCATAAAATCCGGGAACTTTTCCAAATGACCGTATATATTCAAGGACTTCTTTCGTGTCAGAGTTGACACCTGTCCGAGGAACCACAAATTCACCGGGGCTTAATCTGGCCAGCACCGTATCGTTGCCGGGATGATTGCCGCCGTATGAGGCTTGGCCGGGGACGTGTCCGCCGCCGGCATAACCTGCCATTGCAGCATCCCATAAATCGCCTCCGCTGGAACCGCTGGACCAGGTAGAATATAGGTCATAAGCCCAGCCCCCCAACTGCCCTAATTTGTCAATTAAACGGAACGTGTCGCCGCTACTTGGAGTAAATTGCGTTTTTAGGCCGATCATTATCGCCTGGCTTCCCATGTCGGATGCCGCTTTAAAGAACGCCTGCCGGGTGGAGTCCCAGATAGCCTTGGAATAATCGCCGATGGACTGCATCTTGCCCTGGTAGACGTCTTCAAATGCCGTGGCAAATGTTGACGACATCGCGCTGCACATCGCCTGCATGGTCTCGACGCCTACGGAACCCCACTTCTTTTGTTTTAACTCCATTTCATCGATACTTGCCCTTAGTCCGGCAAAGAAGTCGTTGCTGGCCTTGCCCTTTTCGATTTCCAGTCGCTTGTATCTGAGCGCTGTTACGTCAGCGATCAACCTTTCGGCGTCAGCGATCGCCTGCTTATCCGTGAGCCCTTTCGTGAGAATGAACAGCTCATTTATCGCCTTTTCTTCGATCAGTTTCTTTGATGTCTCATAATATTGACCTTCGTAACCCTGGAGGTCTTTGTAGAGGGTTTGAGCGGCAACCAGCTTTTCCAGGCTGGCTTTTTTGGTCGCATCAACCATTGCCTGTTGACTGGTGATGACAAAGTCCTGAAAGGCTTTTTTGGCGGCCTCCTCATTCTTTGTCGCTGCAAATACCGCGTCATATTCGTCCCATGCCAAGGCAACGATTTTGTCGTTGGCGTCGGCGCCATAGATTCCCGTTTTTTGATAATACGAGAGAACAGCCTGGTCGCGCTTTGCCAGGGCATTGCGCTCTTCCTGCCCCTGCGCGGCAAGGAGGGCAAGTTCGTCTTGGCTGTATCGCGCCGCCTCCTTGTATTTTTTACCAATAGCCGCGATCTCGGCGGCAACTGATGCATCGGAATATTGATTGATGGTTTTGTAAAGGGAGGCCTCGACCTCGATAGTTTTCTTCGCGGCTTCAATGCGATTTTTCAGGTTCTCGGTCTCGTTGTCATTAACTTTCTTGGAATATTCAGCATCCAGGGCCGCTAATTTCACCTGTTTTTCCGACTCGTTCTTGATGTGCCTGTTTATATAGTCCCATTCCATGCTGTAGGATTCATACATGGCGTCATTCTTTTTGTCGTAATATTCATCAATTAGGTCAGCCTCATACGCACCATTGTCTCTCTGCACCATGAGCCACTGGTTTGCATTGGCAATAGCCTTATCGTAGGTCTCCTTGTTCAGTTTTGTCAGCTCGGACAATGTTTGTTCTTCAGTTTTTTGCGCCGATTTTGCAGCCTTTTCGGTTTCTGCGTGATACTTCTGGTTGATCAGGGTCCGTTGCGTCGCTGAATATTCCGCAATGGCCTTCTCGTTGGCGCCCGCAAGCCTGTATTTAGCAATATTTTCCACCAATAATTTCTCCGCACCCGCGTAGGTGTCAGAGTTTTTCTTTTTGATGGCCCCCGCTGCCTCCTGGGTCAGCTCGATTATCTTTTTTGTCGCTTTTTCCTGGGCAGACAGTTCCTTCACCGGCGCGGACTGCGCGAGGTCCGCATTCCTTGTCATCTGATTGTAGATTGCATCCTTTTGTGCCTTCACGTTCGTGCTTATCTTGCCCCATTCGCTCAGATGCTTTTCCGGGCCAGCCGCACCATAAAGCTCAGTCCCGAACTGCCCATATTCGGACATGTCGTTTGTATTGGCGCCTGTAAAAGCGCTCTTTATCATCTTCGGGATTGCCATCGTCTTGTCGACAAACCCGTATAGTTCGACGAAGGACATCTTGAGCCCGCCGATAAATGCCTGGATGGGAGCCCCGGCGCTGCCGATTAACTTCAATAAGTCGGTGAATACGGGGATGACGGCATCGCCGATAGCCGCCCGCGTTTCAAACAACACATTGTTGAACCTGTTGATATCCGCCTGGCCACCCTGAGCCGCCTCCATTGCAGCGGCGCCGTATGTCTTGTGCAGTTGATCGGCAAGCTTCGGGAGGACATCCTCGGACATCAGCTCGCCATTTTCCATGTGCTTAAGGAGTTCCTTTGTAGACATTCCCATTGCATCGGCGGTAAGTTTGACGGCACCGGGCAATCTTTCAGCCAATTGCGAGGATAATTCTTCGGCGCTCATTCTACCCTTTGACATCATCTGCGAGAGGGCCAGAAAAATACCATTTGCGGCTTCCGTTGGAAGTTTTAGGGCAGTTACAGCTTCGGAGACGCCAGAGAAAACCTTCTTTGTGCCCTCGCCCTCCAGGGCGGTGTTTTTTGTCGCGGCGGCGAACTTAGCGTAAGCGAGGGACGTATCGCTCAACGCCAGGCCCAGGCGCTCAGATTCAGCTTTAACGTACTGGAACGCGGCGGCAGCGCCCGCCGACGAACCGGCCACGGCTTTCATCGTAAACGTAATCCGTTCCATCTCCAGTGAAGCGTCAATAGCTTTTTTGAGCTCATAACTCATGCCGGCAACAGCGACGGTTGCCGCAAGCCAGTGGGTTTTGATCTGGTCGATCAGCCCTCCCAGTTTCCCCATCATGCCACCGAGGGCGCTGTTAGCACTGCCTACAGACGTCTCCGTATCCTTCATGGCTTGCCCGGCGTTACTGGCAAACTGCTTGATGGCGACTGATCCGTCGTCTTTGACGGTCAACTGAATGGCGATGGTGTTGGTGTTGGCCATGTCCTTATCTTTTCAAAAGGTCGTTCAGGTTCGCTTGTTCCTGCGCCCGGGCTCTTTCCTGCATAAACTCCTCAGCCCGTCCGAGATCTACCCATTCTTCCGGCGTTAAATCATTGGGCGGGAGCTGATACCCGGCCAGTTTGAGATGGCGTAACCGGAATATCTTCGCCGTATATACGCTGAGATCCGTCCGCTTTTTCTTTTCGCATTGCTCACATGTCCATTCGAGGAGGTCGTCGCCGCACCTCTCCCGGCATCCTTGCTCCTCCCTTTCTTCGCAGAGACCGCGACGAATGGCGTCGAGGTCTCTCAGGAAGGGTCGCCGTCAATGTCTTCCCCGCCTTTATCGTCTGCCGGTTCATCGTTCTCCGGATCGATGTTGGACAGCGAGGCTTCAAACACCATTATGGCCAGCAATTCCACCACATCGGAGGCATATTTTTTAACGAATGCTTTCCAGGCCGGATCATAATGGGGCGATTTCGGATCGGACGACAAGGGCTTGCCTTTCCCTCTGTCAAACGATCCGTCATCGAAACCGGCCAGAATCAGCAGGCCGTATTTTCTGCGGGCCTCACCCGCCGTGTTCTTGATTTTATTACCTGTGCGCGTAACCATTGCATTTGTATAGGCAATGCGCTCCTCGGATTCCGGGAGCCGATAATGGATAGTAAGCTTGTCGCCGGATATCTTATCCTGGAAGGTCATCTTGCAGATTTCGTCGTTCAATGTTCTGGGCATGTACATTTCTCCTTTGCTTGCTTGTGTCCGGTAAATAGTTAATGGTAAATGGTGAAATTGGTAAAAGGTGAAAGGTAAATGGTAAATGGTTTTCACTATTTACTATTCACTATTCACCATTTACCTTTTCCCTTTCTTTACACCGCGTAGGCGGCCTGTTTGTTCTTCACCTTGACGATGACGCTGCCATAGGTGTCGTCTTCCAGCACCTGGAGGTCTCCCGATTCGCCGAGTCGCTTGCCGTCGACGGTTAGCGGCGCCGCGAGCACGCCTACCTTCGGGAAGATGATCTCGACCTGGTATTTGTGGGGGCTGTCGTAGATCGCCCCCTCAGCCAGGATGTAGAGGCCCAGGGTGTCATTCAGCTCCATGTGCTGCTGCATGATGAATTCCCGGAACTCGCGATCGAGCTTGATCTTTTGTGTTCTGCCGCCCCGTTGCGCCCGGGAAGCATAGGCGCCGCCGCCGCCGGGGACGAACGAGACCTCCATGTTATTATTGAGACTCCACTCGATGGACTTCATTTCCGCCTGCAACTCCCGACCGCCCGTAAAGGCCGACCCACCCCAGACGCCACCCACAATCAGAGTCATCTCTGAAACCCGGAGCGGCGTTTCGTTCACCCGGGCAGGAAAGGCCATCCATGCGGACCCGGACTCTTCCGGAATGTAGAGGATCTTGAAATCCTTCAGGGTATGCGACGCGCTGGGAGCGACAATGGTGATTATGGCGGGGGTCGCTCCGGAAACGGCGGTATAGGCAACATCCGTCCAGACGCCGGTGGCCAACTCGACCTTGATCCGCTGAACGTTATTGAGGCGTGTCGCCGCGTCGTCGCCTTCGACGCCGAGGGCCGCCAGGGTAAGCGATGTCCCGTCGATGTAGGCGTTCACCGTTTCTTCTACGACGTTGTCCGTTTTCTTCCCCGTGCCCTTGAGGGAGCCGGTGATTTTACACCAGGAATCCCGGGCGAATGTCGCCGTCAAGGAATCGACGAACATCGAGGCGAAGCGCCGTTTCAGAACGGTTTTCCCAAACCTCTGGGCCGCCGTGAAGGACGGCAACGAGCGATCCTCATCCAGATCCCCGTCGATGGGGGTAATGGTGTGCTGATATCCACCCGTTCCGGCTCCGGCGGGGGTGCTCACACCCAAGGCATAGGATGCGAGAAAGGCAAAATGCTGGGGCTGGGCCTTCTCGAAGTTAAACGATCCGTTCGCGAGGGCGCCCAGGTCATAAATGGTATCCGGCTCCTCCTTGCCCGTCGCCTCGCTTTCGTTGCTCTCCCGGCGATATTCCAGGTTGATGATGTCCCCGAGGGCAGCGAGGACGGTCAGATCCAGCGTCTGCTCCGTATTGATGGCCGTTTCTTTGGCATACGCGGACACGGCGACCAGGTCATGCGTGGCCATATAGCTGCGAGTATTCATTATTTCACCTCACCGTTTTCCGGAGCCACCAACGCAGCCCCCTCGTTAGTTTTTGCCTTGGCCGCCTCGGCGCGGGCCGGTTTCGATCCTGCCCCGCTCTCCGGCGCCTCTTCCTTGATTTCCTGGAACCGCTTTTTTTCCTGCGGCGGGATCTCCGCGTAGGCCTGGCCCGGTTTGTACGTCTTCTTCGCAAATGGCCCGTCCACAACGGTAAATGATTCGCTTCCTGGTTTTAATTGGTACATATTTTACACTCCTTCCCATAATACGTTAGACATTCGGTAGGTTAACCCGTAAGCCAGCACGCCGCCTTCTGAAAAGATGAGGTCTTCCCGGACGGGGCGCAGAAAATCGTAATCCTCCACCTGGTAGCCGATCAGTTTGTTGCGGACGGCCTCGATGATGGTATAACAGGACACCGCCCCTGCCGCCCGGCTCTTCATGTTCTTCCCGACCAGGACGATGAGAAAATCCATCGCCGCCGTCGGCCGGTCGCCGGCCTGCTCGAAGGTCTCCCAGTCCGCCCCCTGATAGATCACATGGAGGGCTGGCAGGCGCTGAGGGGTTTTGATCAGGTCCTCGATATCGCCCTGCCAGGCGCCGACCGTAGCGATGCCGGTAATGTCTTCAAGCTCCTCGATAATGGCGTCCTGGATGTCTTCGATCATTGTTAAAACCCCGACATGTTGTTCCGGCTGAAAACCCGGTCGTTATAGTCGATATTCACGGTGTTATCCGTATTGGCAGGGGCCGGCGTCGCGGCGCCGAGTTTGATCTTTCCTTCCGCCACTTTTTCCAGAAAACGAATTGCCTCCTTGTTTCGATCTTTCCTGACCTCCGGCATGGACAGATCGCTTCGCGAATACAGGTTGTAGACGGCGATATCGACGCTGAGCTGGCGGACTCTGGGAGGAACCGGCGAGAGGGGAACGCTGTAACGATCCTGACAATACGCATCGATGGCGGCGTCGGCGTCGGCAATCGCCCGGGTGACCTTATCGTCGTCAATCTCTCCGGCGCCGGCGTCGTCCGTAAGCTGGATCAGCGACGTCTCGTCGATCAGTCTGAGGATGTCGTCCTGGATGCAATAGGCCATTATCGCTTGCCTTTCTTGCCGACTTTGGCCGGTTCCTTGCCGCTTTCAACCGCTTTATCCGGACAGGGCGCAGCATCTGTCAGATGGTCGGCAGGCAGGGGCGGCAAGGGCTCCTTGACTATCTCCACGATGAGCATCGACTCGGCCTTCAGGATCGCTATCTGCTCCGGCGTGAATTTCCCGTCGGGATGCTCGACCGCCGTATCCGGATGGGCGATCCCGCACCTACGGAAATTGTTTTGTTTGCTTTTGATTCTAATCATGACTTCCTCCAGTATGAGCCTCCCGGCATAGCTTGTTGGTAATTGGTAAATGG